GTTGATTCTGCGCGTAGGCGGTATGTTGGTGACTCATACCATGTGTATGCGTCTGGGTTCACGATGATAAGTGATCCATCTTTGTCTGTGTTGTTTGCTGTTGCAACGTTTGCTGTTACATACAGATCAAGTCCAGCAACGCGACCGCGTAAAGCAGTTGGTGTTGATACACCTGGTTGGTTCATTGGGTTTGTTACTTCGTTGTAGATTGGGCGACCTGTGTCGTTAAGACCCATCAAGTTTGACCATTGTGAAGTATTAGCAATGAGATTGCGTGCAAATGGATTAGCAAGTCCTGCTGTTGCGCCATAAACAGAAGCAGCACCGCGAGAAATGAATCCTAGCAATTCTGTTGCTGTTGGATATGTTGTAATTGATGTTGAATCAAGTGTTGCACCTGCAACGATTGCTGCGTGAACTGCTGTGTCTGTCGCCTTTGCATAAGCTGCGCCCATGTTGCGAACGAGTTCATCGAAGAACGCTGGTGATGTGCGATCTAGGAGTTCAACAGAGAATGTCTGTTGTCCTGCGTACTTCTTCACAGTTACTGATAAGAAGTTTGAGTTTTGATCTGTTTCGTTGAATGCAACACCTTCAGCAATTTCTGCGACTGTTGGCATTACTGTAATGCGTGGAATCTCGAAAGTCATACCTGCATCTGGAAGCACTCCTCGTGAGATTGCTTCGATTGATGGGCGGATTGTTGTTCCGAGTGGGTTGATGATTTCTGACAACTGGCGTGTTGGTACAAAACCTGCGTTGTCTGTTGTGTCATCTGCTGCGCGTAGGTATTGACGAGCTTCGTCATCGCCTAGTGCCGCACGGATTGTTTGCTCAGCATACTTTCCTGCTGTGATTTCAATGCGTGGCTTTGTGTAAGCCATTGCTGTGACAGTTGGGCGAGCAGCTTCTACCGCCGGTGCTTCAACTGGTGTTGCTTCGACGGCTGGAGTGGTATTTTCCACGTTGGCTATCTCGCTTTCTGTTGGTTGGGTTTCGGATACAGCTTCTTCTGCCTTTTCGGCTTCTTCAGCTGCAATATCAGTAACTTGTGCAGACTTAAAGGCTGGCTCTGTTACTAAACTTACTTCGACCAAACGAGCAGCGGATACATAAGTCACGCCGTCCTTGATCTTAGATTTAAGAACTTCAGCACCGATGCTGAGTCCGGACTGCAATCCTTCTTCTGCAAGGATTAGTGCTTCTGTGCCGCGTTGTGAACGGCTAATAGAAAATACAGCGTTAATTGCATCATTTGATTCAGAGAAACTTACTGCGCGACCTAAGGGGCGCTTGATGTCATGCTGGCTTAGCAGCTTAATTGACTTAGCTTCTGGAATCTCGATTGATCCAGACTCAAAGATTACTTTGCCATAATTGGTTGAACCTGCTTCAACATTCAATGGCACAATTTTGCCAGAGATAGTGCGACTAGCGGAATCCGCTACTAGTTCAGCCGTTAGGGTTACGATTTGTGTCATACCATACCGTTGCTTCCATTAGGTGTTAGGTCTGTCATTTCCATAGCTTGTTCTGTTGTGATTAGTTCAAGCGATAGCAATTTTTCAATTACTGCAAGTTCTGCAAGTGGGTCTGTGCGTAGGAATGTTTTGTCAATATCAAACTTGACCACATGACCGCGTGGCGTGATGTCGTCCATAGATAGACGATCTTCAATAGCTGTAATAAATGGCTGCAAAGATAGGCTTAAGAATTGCTTACGCTCATCTTGAACATTCGAGTAGGTCATACTGTTGTTCATTTCCGCGCTGACATAATAAGCAGGTACATTGCAAAGGCGAGCAATCTCAGTAGCAAGATTCTGAATTGCCTCGTTGTACATCATTTCTTTAGGTGAATATGAAACTGGTGTGTATTCGAGAGTAGATGTCAAATATGCTGTTGAGCGATTATTGCGAGCAGTTTTCCATGCAGATAGTAATCCTTGTACTTCTTTAGGATCAAGGTCTGCGCCATTGTTCTTAATGTAGCCAGTTGCCATTGGAGTACCGGCTGCAATAGTTGCTGCCTTCTGAACATCGATGGCTGCACGGATTGTTGATGTTCCGCTATTTAGAATGCCATCGCCTAATGATTGGAATGTTACTAAGCTTCCCAGACCGTCCATAGGAAGTGTTGTGCCATCGACCGCATAAGATTTAACATAAACATTATCCTTATCAAGTGTCGCAGTTACGCGAGAATTAGCAATCCACTCAAAGCGTGATGGGCGACCATCCTCGTTGTAAACTTCTACAACTTTCCAAAATGCTTGTCCGTAAAATAGTAATGAATCAACAGTCCAGGCGATTGTTACTGATCGTGGCTGTGAATATGAAGGCTGCTCCATCCATACTGGTGGTGCGATTTCTTCATTTGTAGATTTGCGATAAAGCTCTAAAGGAATTGCGCCGATTGTGCCTGCTAGTAGATTGCGGCATCGTTGTAGCGCTGGGATAGAAATTGCTTCTGTTCTGCCAACATAGGCAAATTGAAACGGCATCGCATAAGGCGAGTATTCGCCTAAGACCTGGGGTGCTGACTGTGCTTCGAGTAAAGGTTTAGTTTGTAGTCCGAATGTTTGCAGTAAGCGACCCATATAGACATCTTACCATACTTTGTCTAATTCTTGACAATTTAGGTACTTTGTGTCTAGGCAATAATTTGTGGTTTCGGAGCAGGAAGCATTAGCTTCGATACAACCATTGCCAAGCCAATGGGTGCTGAGATGTCACCGGCTGACTTTCGCTTAATAATTCGCCATGCAGAGTCATTGACTTTAGCTGCACAGTTATTCATCTGCTGGATCAATTCTGCCTGTCCATTATGAACCACGCGATGATTGACCAAGCCTTCTAATAAGTCACCACAGGCTTTGTAGAACTGCTGACCCGACACATCCTCTGTCATTACACCAGCCTGAGATAATCTGTCTGCAATAGTCTGTGTGGCGTATTTGTCATAACAGACTAATCGCGGTTTGTAGATGTCGCACCATGCTTTAATGCTGGCTGCCATCTTTAATTCATCGATTGCCATCTGTGAGCTGTAGGTTTCAAGGATTCCAATGCCGATTCGACCATCTGGCAATAATTGACCTGCGACCAATGATCCATTACGCCTTGACGGACTTACATCAAATGCAAAGACTGTATAAGCGCCAACAGCCATTTCAAGTGTGTTATCTGATGTTTCTTCCAAGACTCCATGCGGCCAGGGCGATTGCAATGAGTCAATCCATTGACAGAGCGTTTCTGTTCTTGTCTGCTCGATTGGGTTTGTTGCTATCGCTTCTTCAATCGATTCTTTTGTAATTATGTAGCCAAGTGCCGGATTACTGGGTGCAACAGCGCTTCGCCAGAAGTAATCGGATGTAATGTCAATCTTGCAATACTGTGGAGCGCTGTATTCGTAGTAACCAAAGGTTTCTGGCGGATAATCCTTAGCGCGTTCAACTAAGCCATTAAGTACGCTGCTGAAATGATCGCCTGCGTTGCTAGTCAAGAATGTCTGTGCATTTGCTCTAGCTCTTGTAACTGGCACAGCTGCTTTGTAGCCATCTTCTGAGATTTCTCGGATTTCATCGATCCATAAGAAGTCTGCGGTTCTTCCGCGTGGTGATGATGAGTTATCTGAAATGACATCAAGCGTTGAGCCATTGAGTAGCTCTATTCGCTCACCACCGTTGGCGTAACGGATTGCCTTTGTCATTGCTTTGAGTTCCGGAGTTGATTCTATGATCCAAGCAATTTCACGAAAGAGCATCAACGATGTGGCGCGGTTGGCTGACATGATGATGACCTTCTTCTCATCGCCATAGAACATACCCCAGATAACACGCACTCGACCTAAATGCGATTTACCATTTTGACGAGATATGAGCAGCAATGATGTCTTGCGACGATAATTATTCTTCTTATCAACAGCCATCATGTCTTTTAACACGAATTCCTGATATGGCATCAGCTTATCCATCTTTAGACGATCAACCATGTCTAGGATCTCTTTATAGCGAGATTTGCCCTTCATAAGTGGGCTGTGAACCCTTGGTTCAGTTGCCCCTCGCAGCGGCTGGGTCTTCTTGGGTTTATCTGTCATTGACTTGGATTAGGTCGAATCTTAAACGGACTATCTTGCATCGGTTCGGACTGCATCGGGGATATACGGGCAG